CCTTCTTGACTGGAGCAGCGGCTGGAGCAGCGGCTGGAGCAGCGGTTGCTGCCTCGACGCCGGCGGTTGCTTTAGCAGACAATTCCTTGATCTGGGCCAAAAGAAATTGTTTTACCTGTGGGCTTTGTAAAGCCTTCATGACTAGTCCCTGCACCTTTTCAAGCATGCCCTCATTTAATATTTCTTCTGCCTCTTGTAGTGTATATCTCTGTGATGAAACAGAATTTCGCCTTCGCGTTCTCATATTATCAATTTCTTCTTTGATGACTCTTTTTAAAACTGTTCTTGTTACTTTCATTGTATTTAACTCCCTTTACAACATCGTCTAACTGGTTGCAACATCCATTTATTTGTCCACATATTGTACATTGTTTACCTCTACCTTTTTAAATAATTTAATACCTTCATCCCCGAATGTCATATTTAGTATATATGATGTTCCCGAAGAGATACATCCTAAAATAAGAAAATTTTCAACAGATATATCAAAACTAAATAGTTCTGTAAACGGGGAAAGAAACATTAAAAATGCACCAACCCAAAAGCCCACACACATTGAACATTTAAATAGTTCTCCTAGCTTTCCTTTTGTTGGGCGCCATCCATTAAAAATACTGCCATAAACTAAAATTTGTGTGAGGCCGTAAGCTGCTAATATAAAATATAATAATTCCATTATCCTTCCTAAATCGTATATAAATAATTCAATGCGTATGGGTCTCTAACAAACCCTTTTCTAATCGAGCCTTGATCAACTTTCTGTGGAACCTCTCCAAGTTCTGTTGAATCCTCCTTGTCCGGATGGAGCAATTCTTCATCGTCCATTGAGACAATAGCTTCTGTAGCCTCGAAGTATGGCCGCTCTTCATCAATAAATCTTGAAATATTAATAAGAGCCATCTTTGGAGTGCTCAATTCTTCAGAAGAGCCTTTTTCCATATCCGCCTCTATTGAACCATAAAAAGCACCAGCATGAATTGATTCAGGAATTACGAGGCCTTTTTTATGAAGATAAGTAAATAATCTGTTTTGGGCGCCATACGTCAAATCGGACATTGTATCTTTTGGAAAAGTTATAACTTTGTTTTTTCCTGCAGATAAAACAATATCAATATCGCCATGATCAAAAATCATAAGATCTCCGCTCATACTTTTACGAACGTTTAATTCTAACGTGACCTTGGCCGAAGTCGGCTTACCAATTCTAATTGTTATTGGCATCGGGATAGATTTCCTTTACAAGTTTTTGTGTTTTCATAATTGTCAAAAGAACGCTTTCATTAACATTTTCTTTTACAAATGAGTTTAAACGCTCAATAACACTTTGTGTTTTATTAAGCATCTCTGGGTCTTCTTTAACCTCATCTAATTTCTTTGCTTTCTCTAGTTGCTCTTTGAGTCTTGGAATTTCATCATTCAAAAACATTTTAAGCTCTAAAGCATTGTCGGCAAATGAAGAAATATAATAAGTCAAAAGCTCTTTCTGTTCTTTTAAAAGCTCACCATCATACTTTTGATTAAATTTGGTAGCAAATGTTTTATAAACGATGCTATCAATTTGTTCATTGTCTTCGGGCCCATCTGGCTTAATAAGCATTTTTCGAATTATTTCGTTTTCTAAAATAACTTGATTTTTTGGTGAAATCCTATCAGAAAAAATTTGCATAATAGTAGCTAAAGACTTATAGTTTGGAACAAAGTTTCCAAACACTGAGGGCGAAGTCTCTTTATTCACATCATGGATAAGCTTCGTTTGTTGTTTAAACAGTCCGCTGGGGTCAATAAGTCTTTTTTGAAGTTTAACTTCTTTTAATATCTTTTCTGCTGTTAGTCTATCTAGGTTTTGATTTTCACTTAGGGATCGATAACAATCTAAATCTTTTCTCAATACACTTCCAGGCTTGAAATGCTTTTTTATTATTTTGATTGCTTTATCTCTTTTATCTGAATCATTTTTTAAGATTGCAACAGTAGCTTCTTTAACAAGCGCTTCGTAAACAAATGCTGTATTACGTTTCTTGTTGTGTTTTATCTTCATCTTTTTGCTCCGTTATTAAGTCTTTACTCTCCAGTTCTTTGAGTAGGGTGCGCACAGATGCAGTAACTGTAAACAATTGCTCTTCTTCTGTTTGCTCTCTCAAACTATAAATAGATTGGTCTTCCTCGTAAATACCAGTCCCAATGCCGTCCATCTTGACTAATGATTTAAGATCCCCATATCCAGGCAGTATATTTCTAATAGTGTTGCTTCCTTTCTCGCGTGAATATTTTGAAGCATAGGAACGAGATCTGGCGCCGGCGGGTCTTTTATCAACATTCACAGGGTGATAAACTTTGCCTTTTGCTCCTGGCGTTAAGCGTGGAGCGTCACGCGATCCGGGAGGTACGGCCAACAGGGCGGACTCTTCTTCACCGCCGACTTCGGGGGCGCCTGCTTCGGGGGCGCCTGCTTCGGCTGCTGGCATTTCTTCGGGACCACCCATTTCTCCACCCAGTTCCGTGCCGCCCATGTCTCCACCCATTTCTCCAGCTGGAGCAGCAGCTGCAGCGCCTTCGGCTGCTGCGGCTTCGGCAACTTGCTGAAGGTTCGCATCATGAATACGGTCATAATACATTTCTCTTTGATTGCGAATGAACTCTTCATGAGACATTCCGAACATGTGCTCAGCAACCCAACGTCGCGAGAAATAGCCTTCTGTAGCACCACCAGCAGTATCAAACTTTGTTTTCCAGTGTTCAAGCTCTTGAAGCTCTGCAATTCTTGAAGGGTTATTGAGACTTAAGGAAAAGCTTAATAAATCGTCGCCTCTAAACCCCAAAGTATAAAGATGGATAATCCCAATTTTTGTTAGCTCGGCCACTATCACACGCTGGAGACGCTGAATAGTTCGGGCAAAACGAATATCTTTTTGAGCTAACGTAGTTTTATCTTCTTCCGCGCCTTCGCCCATTGTGAGATACGACTGTGGAATTTTAAGTGCGGAAAATAATTTATCGCGAAGATATTTAATATCATCAATCTGCGTCGTGTTCGCCCCGCCTGCAAGGTTTGTAATGTCCGTTGCGGAACCAGCACGGACAGGGATAAAATAATCTTCTTCAATGCTCATCGGATTATATCGAAGATCAATTCTGCCTGTCTTAGGATCTACAACGCTATGTCGTTTAAGTTGAGTGACAATTTTTTCCATATATTGTTCAACTTCTTGTGGCGGAATCGCACCTACATCAATCTTAAACAGTCTTCTCTCCGAAGAACGAATAACGCGATATGCCATCATAGCATCTTCCATAAGTGTTAACTGGCGCCAGATGCGACGGGCGGGCTCTAGAATTGATGTTCCATATGGAGCATACTTATCATTTCCTAAAATACGAAAATGAGAGATCTGCCAGTTTTCAAATGTCATTCCTGCAGTGTTCCACTGATATTGAATATAATTTGGATTTGTGCTATCCATTCCTTCCAATCTTTCAACTTCTTGAGGGGGCAAAGCAATGACCGACTTAACACCATACTTATCATCAATATCCAGATACAAAAAGAAGTCGCCATATTTAGACATGGTACGACACCAACCAAATAAGTTATATTCAAGATTTAAAATGCTACTATAAAGCACATCTAAAACCGCTCTCAACTCTTCATTGGGACATTTAATATTTAACATTGGACGAAGTTCTGAATAAGTTGTCATCTCGTCTGCATAAATATCCATTGTAGATGCAATCTCTGGAGTGTATTCCATTTGATCAAAATCGACATATCTTTCGGAACGTCGTTGATTGGCAATAGCATTAGACGAAATTACGTCTAGGGGGTTGTATAATGTTTTCTTAAACTGTTGGCCTGAAGCAGTTTTGAAACGAGAAGAAAACTTATCTAAATGTTGTCTTCTAATTCTTCGTCCGGACTGAGACCGATAATTAATAATGGGTCCAGAAAAAAGCCTTGTTAGGGCTTTGAACAAATCAGACTGCGGGTTGTGGGGGTTCTTTCCTTTAGGTGGCATTTATTTTCTCACTTTATAATCCATTTATATTGCTCATACATTTGTTGTGCTTCATCCATTTTATCAAGAATGTTATCTTTTTTGTAGCCCTCTTGTCCTCTTATCCTCGTATTAAACGAGGTGCTCGTTGTTTTTATAGCGCTCAAAAATGCTTTTTGATAATTTAAATCTCGCGCATTTGCTTGAAGTGCAGTATCACGCACCCAACAACCTATAGCTAGGGCCATGATTAAATCATCATGATATCCTTTCATAGCTTGTGGCTTTCCATTTTTCCAGATAAAAGTTTTCATTTCATTTACTAGTCTCGAAGAATATATTTTAATTAGTTTGTTTCTAATAAACTCCTCTAATTTCGCTATAATGAGAGGACGTGTTTTCATAGAGGTGGTGAAACCAGGAACAGCACTTGTCATTACTTCCGCCTGATGTTGCTCAATGTATTCATGAGTTGACTTAATAGAGTAATAAAGATTTGGATATTGATAATCTATAAGCTTATCTAAAACTGTGTAACCAATACTATTGTTTTCCACAACAAGCATACAGCCGCCAAACTCTCTGCCGACTTGGTTTAACATATTAGCATACATATCCGGGGTTGCTTTTCCTTGATATTCTCCAACAATTTCTAGTGTCTCTAATTTTAATATATGAAAGGTGGAATAGTCAGCACCGTCGCCGCGAGCCACATCTGCAACCAATAAATAGTTACAACTTGAATCGTGTTCTTCCCAAATCCAAAAGTTACGATCAAACCCTGTACGATATTTTGGTTCTTTAATTTGAACCAACAACCACTCCATATCGTCTGGATCGATAACTGTTTCCCCAGAAGTGTTGAAGTTACATTGTAGTTCTTGCGCGATCTGGCGCTTGGACATATTTTTTGTCTCTTTCTTATACCACTCTTCGTCTCTGTCTGGGTGTACATCCCACATTAATGTCGTTAAATTAAAGTTATTGGTGCCAGTTTCTGCGTCAGCACATGTTTTATGAAACCAATTGCCAACACCATTTGGAGTAGATAAAGCAATACAGCGTCCACCAGTTGACAAGGTAGGATATAAACCAGTCCATAGTTCTTCAAGGTTCTCAATGTGGGCGGCCTCATCAAGTACCAACAAAGACAACGCTTCAGAACGACCAGCATCTCCCGATGTAGATGCAGCTTTGATGGAAGAACCATTTGAAAGCTCAAAAGAAGTTCTATTATCCACATCAATGGTTGCTATCTTTAGCCAATCCGGGATGTTTCTCATAATACCTTTGACTTTCTTAACCAAGTTTCCTGCTGTCGCAAACTTTGTAGCCATAACAAGAATGGCTTTATCTCGATGAAACAACATCATCCAAACAATATAACCAGCCGTAATCGTTGAGATACCAAGCTGGCGTGCTTTTAAAATAACATTAAAACGATAATCGTTAAAGTTATCAAGCAAATCGTCTTGAAAGTCATACGTGTCAAATAAGATAAGCCCGTGTAAGGGATGAGATATACGGGCATATGTCTTTAAAAAATAAGCAGGATTCTTCCCGCACTTTAATATTTCTTTTACTTTCTGTTTTTTGTCTAATTGAAAGTTCATTCATTTCTCATTTCCACGTTCCTGGGTCAGCCATCTTTCGCAACTGAACGTTTCCTTCGCCAGCGTAGGCGCCCCCTTTAGAAGTTCTATTTCGTTCTTCTTCTTCTTGCTCAATAATCTCATCTGCTGCTGCGAGAATCCTGTCGCGCATGCGCATCGCTTCGTCATTAAGCTCTTCATCATAGTCCGCCATCCATTTCTCTCTAGGAGGGCCACCGCGACTCTCAACAGCATCAGCCAACAGATCTTCAAGCGCTACCGAAATAGCTTCGGACATCTCTTCTTCCTTTGTGGTTGGATACATTTCCATATCCGATCCGTGAGTAAGAATATCTTCTTCTGGCACACCAGTTCTAAACTCGATCTCTTTCACGATCTCTTCTTGGATGATTTCTTTTATTCTGGATTTAGATATTTTCATTTTATCTATAAATCCTTTGTGAGTTGTTGTTTTGTGATTTTCATTTTATATTA